CCATCTGAGGCGCTTGGGTCTGGTCGGTTGGGAACTTGGGTGCAAACTTACCGCCCTCGCGGTTTTGTGTGGCAGCGTGTTTGCCACGGTTTGTCGGTGTCTTGGTCAGCGCCTCACGAATTGTATCGGCTCTGCTTTGCGGCTCTGCTGGCGCTTGGGGCGCTTCGACCGCTGGGGTTTCGGGTGCTGGTGTTTCTACTGTGTCGGGTGCGACAACTTCGTTTTCCATCACTTCATCCTTTTCATTTGTTCCAAAGTCATTTTGATCATCTCCTTGCGCTCAGGCATGGGACGGTTATGTAAACGGTTTGCCATTTCTACGTTTAGGTTAGACATCTTAACAGGTGCAATCGGTGCGCCTGGTCGGTCAAACTCTTGCACTGTCGCCAATTGACCGCGCAGCCTGTCTCGGTGCGCTTCTTTCTTTTTGTTCCACTCTTGCTGTGCATACTTAACGTCAGAATGCCCCATCTCAATTGAATCGGTGCGCTTTAGGTGGTCACGCCACTGCTTTCTACCCTCAATCATCTTGCCATCTGGCGACATAAACGGCGCTATATCGCCCATCACCGCGGTGTAGTCACCAGACCGCCCTGTAGTTTTCTCGTAAGGCTCGCTGCCGTCAGATGGAAATACCCATGTTGTTTTCACATCATCTCCAAGATCATTGCAATATCTTCTTCATCACGTTTGAGCTTAACACGCACTTCAAGGTCTTTAACCTTTTGCATGAGCAAATCATAATCAATTTGGTTTCTAACTGCAACTTCTATTGTTTGTGTGGGTGCGGTAGTAATCTGTTCCCTGATCTCAGGCGGTAAGCCAAACAGCGCCTCTTGCAGCTTGAGTTTGCGTTGCGCCTCTAACTTTTGGTCTTTAGCCCATTGTGCATCGCGCTTTTTTTCGTCAAAGCCAAAGTGACCACCTAATAAAATCTCAGGTGCAGGAGGTGCTGTAAATATCCATCCTGAGTTATTGCCACCATTTGTGGAATTTGCCCCCGCATACCATCCTGCCCCGCCAGTAGCTGTAGACCGACTGATAGACAGAAAGTCAGAACTTACAGTACCGCTTGCTTTGGATAGCGTATGGCTTGCCGCCGTTACAGAGCCAATGGTTAGAAGTCTTGTGGATTCGCCACTTGCATTCCAATCGGCAAAAGTATTTGTCGTTCCAGCAGTAAACAAAATAGATGCCGCACTTGTGCTTTTACGAGTATTGGTTATGTTGCTGAATGTGTTTGAGCCTGTAATGGTCAAATTACCAGCGCCACCTTGGTTAATTGTGCAGTTAAACGTAGAACCGCCACCCACAAATGTCTTGGCACTTGCGGAAGTCATGGAGATTGTGCCTGTTCCTGTTCCTGCGGTTGTTGTAAAGTTTGTAGGTGCGGCGTTGTTAAATGCGGTAACAGAGGATATTGAGGATACTAATGTTCCACCATTAAAGGTCAGATTTTTGAGAGCCCCCGTTGCTGTTGCAAATCTAGTTGCGGCAGTTAATGTTTTTCCATTTAAGTCTAATGTTCCATTAGTTAATGTTGTTGCGCCACTTACTGTCACAGCAGTTTGTAATGCCCAACTTCCTCCAACACCATTAAAAGTAACTGCGCCGCCAAAAGCAACACCATTAGTCGTTATGGTCTTGCCTGTTGTTGTAGCGTTGAATGTAGTTGTGCCTGTATATGTTGCAGAAAAGTTTGTAGCTTGAAATGTAAGACTGCCTGATACTGTCAATCCAATACTACTTATACCAGCAAGCGTCATCGTTCCATCAAGACCTGACGCTGTAAAGTCCTTGCAGACCCTTGGCGTGTCTACCATGGTGACTGTAAATGCAGTAGCTAATACATTTGAGTTTGCATCAAAATATACATCATCTGCCGCAGTAGGAACAGACGCACCGCCAGCACCACCTGATGTAGCAGACCAGTTGACCGTATTGGTGCTACTCCAAGAGCCTGTGCCAAGAATCCAATAGCGATCAGCCATTAGACCTCCTCAGTGGGAGGCGCAGTAATTACAGCAATCCAGTTATCAAACCTCTGCTGTTTCATAACTTCAATCTCAGCATCTGTAAACGCATGATCGTCAGGCAAGTGAAGAGCATCTGAAAATGTGCCGTACTGCGATGAAAAAGAAAAGTCAATCTTCATGGTCATGCTGTCTCCACGCCTATCACTAAACCATCAGCGCCCCTTATCACTCGTTTAGGTGCGTTAAGCCTTTGCATGGCCTCGCCAATGTTTTGCATTGACTCCCCATGTAGGTTTGCCATGTTGTCATGCAAGGCGGTTATTTTGTCCATTGCTTGAACAATCGTGCCACCTAGCTCGTTGGTTATTTGTGCAGCCGCTGCTTCAATGACCGGTAGGTCAACGCCAGGGTTGCTACCAATCCTTGCCACCATAATTTTAGTCGCTGCATCAAGTTCTGCTTTCCATCGTTCATATTCTTCCTTTCCAGCCATTTCTTGGGCTTTCATTTGCATTTCATTATTCTGCTTGGCAACCTCAAACTCGGCTTTCATCTGCGCCAATTGCATTTCGGCTTGTGTCTTAGCTTGGTGCATCTGCATCTCAAGCTGCGCCTTGCCCTGCTCAATCTGGGCTTGTGCTTGCATCTTCATTTGCTCGGTCTGCGCCTGCGCCTGCATCCGCATCTGCTCGGCCTGTTGCTCGGCTTGCATTTGCATCATCTCAGGCGGTGGGCCAGGCTGTTGCTGTTTGGCAGCGTCTGCCTTGTCTTGCAAGGCTTTCATTGCTCTCTCAACCGCGCTTTCCAACCCGCGACCAGCTCTGAACCGGCGCACAAGGAATAACAGCATCTCAGAGGCCATAGGCAGGGTCTCAGGCGCTTGGGCAATCATTGGGATTGCCTCACGCAAGAATAGACCAATTGCTTGGATTGCCTCTTGTGCGCCTTGCTTCTCAGCCTGCTCATCAATCTGCGCCAAGCTATCAGCCTCAACCGCAATGTGAAAGTCGCGGATGGTGCTGTCGGACAACATCTGCAACGCTGCCTGCAATCTTTGCGGGTCTTGACCGTCCGGCGTGTTCATCACACCTGACATTTCCACAATCAGCTCGGGCGGGTAAAACTTGCAAATGACCTGCGCCTTTAGCTTAAAGATGTCGGTTGCAAACCGCGCTACATCGCCCTGGCTGCTCTTTAACCGCAAGCTACCAAAGTTGGCCTTGAGCTGTTGAGCACCGAGGGTTTCTTGGGCTTTGGATGATCCGCGCAGGATGTCCGATATGCCCATGATCTCGTAAATCGACTGCTTAACCTGCTCTCGGGCGGTATAAAGTTCCCGCAAGGTCACAATGATCTGCGAGGTGTCCATCATGTCGATAGCGCCCTTTAGGCCGCCCTTTTCCGACATTGCCGCCCAGCCAGTTACTGGGAATAGCTTGTTGTCCACGCCCTCGCTAAACATCCGCGCCAGTTCCTTAAACTCAGCATTAAACACGCCGACCGCTTTACAAGCCTTGGTCAGCAGGTATATGCGCTGGGTCAGGTTGTCCAGCTCTTGCGCCTGATCCTCGTACTCACAATAGTCAGGTACAGGAATCATCGTACCTGTTGTGGTGGTTGCCATCAACGGCTTGGGGCATGGGAAGAACTCATCAAGCTCTAGCGGGTCATCCCTCTCATCTAATGCCTGTGGATAACCTTTGGCAATCCAGCAAACCTTTGCCGTGCGCTTGTTCCAAATCTCATAGACCATCGCCTTTTTGTCGTAGGTCATCTTGGCGGTCAATGGATTCTTACCGTCCATGTCGGTGTTTGAGCTAGTCAGGCTGACGTTCTTAAACACGTCACCAAAGCGCTCTACGCCCTCTTCTTTGGTCATGTAGACCGCCCGAGCTACCCACCAAACCTCATCCCATGTGCGAGCTGGTGAATGCAAGAAGTCTGACCAGTAAACGTAATCAATGGGGCTGTGAGCTGCGTCAATGCGCTCGGTTGGGTCTTCAACGGTGTTATAAACCTGTGATTCTTCGGTCTCATCTAG